CTATACCTGGACTTTGTCCTGCTGTTGGGAATAATGATATTGTTCCTGTTGTGTTAATAACGGCAGGTGCTGTATTATTAATATTTTGAAGTGTTGGTGGCAATAATGTAGTAGTAGAACCTGGAAGTAATGTGCCTGAACTATTATTGCCTAATAGTGTGCTTGCGTTGCTATTAGCTAGTAATTGATTTAAGGTTTGCTGATTAACATTTGATGAGTATTGAGTAGTTGTTGGGCCGGCTGGTGGATTAGGTTGTATTGTGCTTTGTCTTTGAAGTGGGGTCACGCTTCCTCCTACTGGGCCTTGTCCCATACCATTTGGACCTATAACTAAACTTTGAGTTCCATCTGGTGTAATTGGACTTAATCTTCTATCATATGTAGATGGATCACCAAACCCTGTAGCGATTGCGCTAGGATTAGCACCATCAATTGATCCTTCATTATAGACAACAGTTTCATAATCTATTGTCATATTATTTTTCATTGTACCATTGCCTTCATCATAATTGTAAGTATCATGTGAATAATTAGTAATTATCGGATTAATTAATGTATAAGATAAAAAGTTGTGTCTATTAATTCCAAACACTGTAATGTTATTAAAGAAAGGTTGTTTTAATACTGCTTGTGTAGTTGGATTGTTTGTATCACCTATATAGCCCCAATTATTAGGTTGAGGTAATTGATCTCCAGGAACATACTGTGTTTTTAGTTGATAATTTGCGTTTGTTATAAATTGTCCTTGCCCACCATTTGGAGGAGAAAAGTAACCATTGCTTGCTGTACCTGGACTACCACTAAATTGAACACCTGGTATTGATCCATCATTATAATAATATGTATAATATGCTGCCCACATTTTAGCTATATTGTTACTACTATCATCGTGGAAAACTATTTGTACTGGATTATAACGTATTTTTGTTTGTACAATTCTTTTTCTATTGTATTGATTTAACACATGTGTGTCAAACTTATATGAAGGAAGCTGTATTTGATTTACTAAAACACCAAATAAATTATTAGTAGATGGAGGAACAAAATAGACACTAGGGTTAATGTCAAAATGAACGTGAAATAAAAATTTTAGTTTAGGAGCGTTGGCATATGAACCTGTTCTAAAGATTTGACTGGCATGCCACCAATCACCTAAAACTTGAGATTCCTGCCCGCCTAATAAACCTTGAAGAAACCCATATGCGAATGAGTTTTCTAATTGTTGACCTAAATATCCTAAAGCCATATTATTAAATCCTACTCACAGTATTTATGCGAGTAGGATTTATGCTAATTATAGACTATTAAATTACGCTACCAATACCAGTTGATGAATCTTGAGGAGTTGATGGAACTCTCAATACTGATTCATTACCTACGCCACTTAATGTTCCATTTTCAAGTTGTACTGCGTTATCGTAACGTAGTGTTAATTGAATTTGAACGACATCACTTGTTGCGTAATTAAGTGTTTGGTAGTTAGCACTTTGAATGAAGCAACCATAAAGTTGCCATTCTTCTAACACTGTTGGGACATATGCGCCGTTGCCACCGTCAAGTACTTGAATGTTTGTTTCAAATTTATAATCTTGACCAGCTGCTGCTGAAGCTTGTTCAACAAAGTTAAGTTGTTTCTGTAACTGTTCGCCAATTGCTGTTGATACTGTACCTGCTGCGTCATCACGAATGGTCATACTTAATGTTTGCCATGTGTGTTTACCAGCAAGATAAATGCGGCTGTTATAAACGTTCATTGTGATTTCATCAAATGATAAGTTTGGACGAGCGCACTCCATTACTTGTTTAGTTAAACTTATACCAGCATCGTTGCTTACGCCAAGATTGATAAAGTTTACTCTAAATCTAAATTGAAGTTTTGGCATCAACAAGCCTTGATTGCCGCCTGCGTTGTCACTTGCGACAGTCATGTTGAACAATGATTGTGAGGCTATTGCCATTTTATTTTCTCCTAATATACTTATTTATCTGGACACTATTTCTAATGCCCAGATGCTTTTATTGTTGCCCTGCGTTGTTACCTAATGTACCTGTAGCTAAGACTCTAACTGGAATATAGATAAATTCAGCAGCCTTGACAGGCTCAATTGCGCAATCTACCCATAACTCATTAGCATCAATTCTAGCAGGTGTGTTGTTTGAACTATCGCAAACTACAAGGTAATCATAGATACCACGTTTTGCTACTAGATCAATAAACAATGATTGTATTACACCGGCTATTGCTTTTTGTGTAATAGTGTCATTTGGTTCGAACACGAATGGTCTTGCTGCTATTGTTAATGTTCTGCGAATATAACAAATTAATCTAGCTACGTTGATTCTATCAAGTGAACTATTTGATTCAAAACTTGTTTTATTACCAAAGTTTAACAATCCGTTACCTGTGAAGTACACTAATGGATTTATATTCAAATCATAAAGTGTATCACGAATACCCTGACTTGTTCTTACTGATATAAATGCGCCTGTTTGAGCATTAATATAACCAATAGAAGAAGCGTTGTTAATAAGACCTCTACGTGTACCAGCTGGTGCTAACCATGGATAAGCCACTTGGTCATTGTACAAGAATGTACTTAACATCATGTGACTTGGTGGAACAGCAACTAAATTACCTGCGGTATCAGTTGTAAGACCACTTGGATAGAACAAGCCTAAGTAAGTGTCACGTGTAACTAGTCCATCTACACCAGTGCTTGAAGCATCTGCTGTATTGTTTGCCCAGTTAGCAAGTGCTGTAGCGTCATTAGGCAATGTCATTGGAGTGTCACCAATGATATAGCTTGTTTGACCTCTATCAACGTTTAATGCTATCATATCTGGTTGCAATTCAGGATAGTTAGGTGTTGCTTGTAAATTGAAGTAGTTGTCTTCATCACGAATGTCTTGGTTTGTTGAAATTGCTGATTTTAAAGCTTTTACAACAACTGCTCTTTGAGCATAAGCACCCATATATGGACTACCGTTTTCTTGATTACCGCTTACTGTTAACCATGTATCAGTTTGTGTTGGCAAACTTTGATTTGGGAAGCTAGCAGCGTTAAAGTAATTTACAGCATAAGCTTTTACGTTATAACCTGAACGTCTTGTATTCCATAATAACATACCTACTGGATATGTAGCTGATTGTGGGGCATCCAAGTCAACATAATTGCTTGTTAACAAACTTTGAATTGTTGGGATTGGATCAATCGCTGGATTTGTATCTCCATTGCCTGCCCAACGTGCATCTTGGAAAATAATGCCTGATGAACTTGTGCCATCTGTATTACTAATAGCTACCCACTGATCCATGCTGTCCATATTTTGCCAACGATATACAACTGGATAATCAACTAAGTTAGCTGTATCAATCCATAGATCGCCATAACTTAATGCTGTTACGCCGTCACTTTGTGTTGTTGGTTGTGTTGCACTAATGATTGGACCATTAGGGTCTGTGCTGTTGCTACCGGTTGGTGTTGGGAAACCATTACTATCGTAGTTTTGATTTCTATAACCACGCCATTCGCCATTATAATTTACCATGATGTCAACTTGTGTTGGATCACTGTAATACCAATATTGACCATTTGCTGGAGCAACTGTTGGTTGTGCTAAACTTGCTGTGTAAGTGAATGGTACCCAGCCGCTCATTTGAACGCTGTATGTTGTAGCAGCTACACCTGAACTATAAGCAACTTGTGTGACAACACCTGAGTTAACTTTTACAACTTTAACGACTAAGTTTGTGCCACTTGCGCCACCAATGTCTGTGTTTAAGAATGTAACTGTATCACCTACAGCATAACCTGAACCAGGGGTAGCAAAACTTACTGTATTAACTATGTATTGACCATAGAAATTTTGTAAGCGAATTTGTAAGCCTGTTCCTGAGCCTGTTGTGCTATGTTGTGTTGGTGTGAAACTTGGTACAACTGCTGGACCATATTTACAACCAACTGTTGAATTTGCTACGAATCCTGCTGTAGCCATTAATCCACTGCTTGTGCCAGTATTGTCACTATCGTCAACAACAATTTCGCCACCAGCTGAGTGTGTTAAAACAATAGCACCTGATGAATTAATAGATGCTGTTGCGTAAGGAACGCCACTTGCTGACCATGCTGACAAGAAATCTGTAGAAGTAGCACCACTATTTAAAGTCATAGTATAAGGACCAGACAATGATGTACTTGATGGTACTGTTACATAAATTAAAGCTGTGTATGGACCACCACTGAATGTTGGGTCAACTACACTACCTGTAACAACAGTTGGACCTAATGAATTTTTCTGCCATAAGTAAACTGGACCAGTTGTTGCGTCTGCGTCAAAGTTATATTGAGCGTATACTGTTCCAGCTGGAATAGCTGCGCCACCTGTTGGATCAAGCACACTGTCTGCTGCCCAGTCGCTGGTAGCTAAAGTTACTGCTTTTGGAACCCATGTAGATGTTGCTGTGCTGTATTGGCTAACAACAGGTTGCATGCCGCCACCTGAGTTTCCTGCTTTAATCCATACACTACCAGTTGGAGCTGGATGTGTTTGACCTGTTTGCCACAATGGTTGTTGTGCTGATGTGCCATAAACAAACTGAGGTTGATTATAACCACCTGGAGCAATACCAATAGCATTTAATACTGTGCCTGTGCCTGGAGCGATAGAAAGACCACAGTATGTGTTAACTTCATAAGGAGATGTGCTATAAATTTGCAATCTACCTGCTACTACTCTTGCTGATACTGTGCCTAACCCCAAGTTATTAATTTGTGTTGCTACGCCAGCGACATTATTTGCTCCACCGCTTTGAACAGTGATAGTAATAGCGTTACCTGAAATATTGGTGTTGTATGGGTTAATTAAATTGATCGTAAAAGTGTCACCAGCAGTTAAAGTTGGATTTGTATTTGTACCAACAACTGTAGGAACACTACCTAACCATTGCAATGAACCTAATGCTACCCATATGTTGCTTGTATTCTTATAGAAGAATTGTTGTCCTGTTGCTGATGCTGGACCTGATGTAATTGGAGTAGCTACAACAGCATAATCTCCAACGTTACCATAACTTGATTTAGGTACGCCATTGCTTAATACACTTGTATTATCTGAATTGATTACATCAGGACTTTGTAATGTAAATTGGCCTGTTGTTTTATCAAATTCATAAATGCCCCATGTACTGCTACTTGTGTTTAACCACCATGAGTTATTGGTTGGAGCACCTACTGGTCTGCTTACGCTACCGATTAAACTTGCTAAGTCAACGTCTGCTCTTAAAACATATAATTGATTTGTCAAGCCTAATGCTTGATAAGCAGCTAAAAGACCGTATTCGTTAAGTTCATAACCATTGATTGGTGTTCCATTTGTTGTGTTATAAAAGAATGGAGTGCCAAACAATGTAACTAAATCTGTTTGACTGGTTACTAATGTCAATTTGTTAGCATTTGCTGCTAATGTGCCCACAGCCACTGTGCCTGGACTATTTGGATTTGCTTTGTTTTGAGCAGTTGCTAACAAAACAAATGGGACTGAATTTACTGCGCCCGATAGGTACTGACTTTGATCTACTATACTTACCTGCACGCCTGGTGATACTAATGCCATGTTAATTTTCCTTGTGTAATATTTTGAGGTTTACGAACCTAATTGCTTACTATTATTTATTATTATTTTTAAAAAAGGCGATATATGGGAACCTTCGAAGGCAAAACTAAATAATTGTATGAATAGACCTTTTTGTAAAACTTGCAATAAAAATTTTTGTGATATTAATTACAAAAAGAAAGGTATTACTCATTACAGAAGTTCTTGTAATGAATGTTTGAAAAAGAAGATTAAAAAACCTAGATCAGCCAACTGGGAGAAAAGTGGCTATAAAAAGAAAAATGTATGTGACAGTTGTGGGTTTAGAAGTTTATACCCAAGTCAAATGACGGTATTTCACATAGATGGAAATCTACGCAACATAGATTTGATTAATCTACGTACAATATGTCTTAATTGTGTGGAAGTCGTTAAGCGTAAAGAATTAACGTGGAAGCGTGGCGACTTGACTATTGATTACTGATTCTAGTTGTTTGTGTAGATAATCAATACTACCTGTATTGTCTAAGCGATAGTCATAACTTAAACCAACACTGCTGTACTCACTAGGATGTACTTTAAAGATTTCTTCAAGTGCTTGAATCATTTGCTGTGGATATTCACTGCCGTTGTTAAGTCGTTCTGCGTATTTTACCCATTCAGGTTCTATGCCACGATGTGTACGCATAGTTATGCCACCT